AAACAGTTTAAGAGTTTCAATGTGTGGAGCCACTAAAGCAAACACAAATTCAGATGGAACACTTAATAGTAATACAGATGTAGGTCTAACAGGAACAATGACATGGACTCAATCTAGTGGAGCTCTTGCAGGAGCAAGTTCATTATTTACTACAGAATTGAGTGTAGGAGATGTTATTACATTAGGTACTCAAAAATTAGTAATAGCTGCAATAGCTTCAGCCACGGCCGCAACTGCACGTAGTTCACATGGATCAAATATTACTTCTGGTGCCGCTGTTCGACATAAGAGATCGGGATTCGGTGAACCCGCCTCTCAAATGATTGGAACATGTGCAGCAAGTGCTAATGGTACAGTTATTACAGGAACTAGTACATTTTTTGATCTTCAAGTAAATGTAGGAGATACAATTAAACTTGTAGGAACTAACGAAGAACGAAAAGTTTCTGCGATTTCAAGTAATACCTCATTAACTGTTTCAGAACCTTTTGTTGCCGCAGCTTCTGCGAACACTTGGTCTAGACAATGGGAATATGCAGGTTCTTTTGATAGCGATCCTGTTACTTCATCACATTGTGCAAGAAATAATGGATCACAGGATGAAATCCACGTTGTTGTAATTGACGAAGATGGAGAATTTACTGGAGCTAACAATACAGTAGTTGAAACCTTTACGGGTTCAGTTGCAGGTGGAGCCAAAGGTGAAGATGGACAGAGTATTTACTATAAATCTTTAGTAAATAGAAAATCTGACTATGTTCGTTGGATGGATCATGACTCATCTGGTGATGCAGATTCTGCTCTTGGAACACTCGCATGGGGTGGAGCCGCAACAGGAACATTTAACGGTAAAGGAATTATCGTATCTGGAAGTATGACGGGTGGAGCCGCAGGTTCAACTCCGACAGCCGGACATGTTCAGACAGGCTTTGATAAATTCAAAAATGCAGAAGAAATTGATGTAACACTTCTAATGACTGGCGATGCAACTGCCGCAACTCAAATCCATTGTATCAATAACATTGCAGAATATCGTAAAGATTGTGTGGCATTTGTCTCACCTCTTCAAGCACATGTCGTTGATAATTCAGGAAGTGAAACTACTGATGTAGTTGATCATAGAAATTCTATGCCAAGTTCTTCTTATGCTGTTATGGATTCTGGATGGAAGTATATGTACGATAAGTACAATGATGTCTATCGATATGTTCCATTAAATGGTGACATTGCAGGATGTTGTGCATTTACTGATGAATCAAGAGATCCTTTCTGGTCACCAGCCGGATTAGATAGAGGTAATATCAGAAATGCTATTAAACTTCCTTATAATCCAAATAAAACACAAAGGGATGATCTTTACAAAAATGGAGTTAATCCTGTTACAGCAATGCCGGGAAGTGGAATTCTTCTTTTTGGAGATAAAACACTATTAGCAAAACCGGGAGCATTTGATAGAATCAATGTTCGTAGATTGTTTATTCTTTTAGAGAAATCTATAGCAAGAATGGCAGAATCTTTCTTATTTGAATTCAACGATTCGTTCTCACGTAGTAGATTTACTGCTACTGTTGAACCTTTCTTGAGAGATATTCAAGGAAGAGGTGGCGTTCAAGACTTTGCTGTTGTATGTGATGATAGCAATAATACTCCGGAAGTTGTTGATCGTAACGAATTCCGTGGAGATATTTACGTTAAACCATCACGTTCAATTAACTTCATACAACTACAATTCGTAGCAGTACGTTCTGGAGTTGAATTTACTGAAGTTATTGGCGGATAACATATAAATAGTAATAATATATTTAAAGATGGGGGAAGACGGTGATTGCTGAAGAGTGCACTTGTAAAAATAAACTTCCCCATCCATCTTAATTTAATCATCGGAGAAAAAAACAATGGGAACATTTTCAGTTGATAAATTTACCTCAAAATTGGGGCAGGGTGGTGCATTAGCAAGTTTATTTCAATGTGAACTTACATCCGCTAAAGGAGCAGGCAGTACAATAGGTGATTTTGCTTTTTTATGTAAAGGAGTATCATTTCCTGCATCAACTATAGAAGTGGCTACAGTTACATTTATGGGAAGAGCATTAAATATTCCTGGTAACCGTGCAGCCGGACAATTAACAACAACAGTTTATAACGATGAAAAAATGGCAATTAGAAACCATTTAGAAAATTGGATGGAAATGATTAATTCTCATTCATCTAATAAACGAGCTACGGCAATGAAGAAATTGTCGGGTGGTGGAACTGGTACAGGAACCCCCGGTTCATATACTGGATCATTAAGTATTTCCCAACTCGCAAAAGACGATACAGGTGCAACTAAAGTATATAAATTTATGGATGCCTGGCCTTCTTCTACTGGAGAAATAGCTTTATCATGGGATACTAATGATATCCAAACCTATGATGTAACATGGGAATACAATTATTGGAGCTCACCTCAAGGTGGTGCTGGATCTACGTGATATTTGGTATATAAATATTGATGTTAGAAACAAATTTATATGGGAGTAGATCAATCTGCTCCCATTTTCACCTATTAGGAATAATGTATGGCAATTGAATTATTTGGGTTTTCTATAGGGAGAACAGATCAAGATAAAAAAAGTAAAAAATCTTTTGCTCTCCCAGAGCCAGAAGATGGTGCACTTGAAGTTGCTCCTTCTGGTGGCGCATACGGTACGTATGTTGATCTTGAAGGTGTAGCAAAAAATGAACAAGATTTGATCCGAAAATATAGGGAAATGGCAACATATCCTGAATGTGATCAAGCAATAGATGATGTTGTTAATGAAGCTATTGTTACAAACAGAGAAGAATCTCCTGTTAGCGTAAGCCTAGCAAAATCCAACCTATCAGACAATATCAAAGAAAGTATAAAATACGAATTTGAAGAATTAATTCGTTTACTCGACTTTAGAAGAGTAGGATACGAATTATTTAGAAAATGGTACGTTGACGGAAGATTATACTTTCATGTTATTATTGACGAAAGAAACCCTAAACGTGGTATACTAGAACTGCGGCCGATTGATCCTCTTAAAATAAAGAAAGTTAGACAGCCTAAAATTGAAATGAGTTCTCAGGGTGAAGCACACCTTGATACATCAGGATTTCAAGAATATTATATGTTTAATGAGAGAGGAATTTCACAAGCTTCAGGTGGTACAACAATTCAAATTTCAGGTGATTCCATTTCATATTGTCATTCAGGTGTATTAGATCCTGACAGAAAACAAGTTTTAAGCAATCTACACAAAGCAATCAAACCACTCAATCAATTACGAATGTTAGAAGATGCGGTGGTCATCTATCGTATCTCACGTGCTCCTGAACGTAGAATTTTCTACATTGATGTAGGTAATCTACCCAAGATCAAAGCTGAACAGTATCTACGTGACATTATGAACAAATACAAGAACAAACTTGTATACGATTCTAATTCAGGCGAAATCAAAGATGAACGTAAGCACATGAGTATGTTAGAGGATTACTGGCTTCCACGAAGAGAAGGTGGTAGAGGTACAGAAATTACAACATTGCCGGGAGGGGAGAACCTTGGTGAGTTGGCTGATGTTGATTACTTCAAAACAAAACTATACAAAGCACTTAATGTTCCCCCTTCACGGTTAGAACAAGATTCAGGTTTTATACTAGGAAGAGCAGAAGAGATTTCAAGAGATGAAGTAAAATTTACTCGTTTTATTGAACGATTACGTGCAAGATTTAATATTTTATTCAATGATCTCATAGAGAAACAGTTATTACTTAAAGGTATCATTTCATCTGCGGATTGGAACATTGTAAAAACTCAAATTGTTTACCAATGGCAATCTGATTCACATTTTGCTGAATTACAAAATGCACAAATGATGAGAGAACGATTAGGAATACTAGTAAATGATATGGGTTATAGAGATGAGGTTGTTGGTAAGTTCTTTTCACAAGAATATGTCAATAAACAAATTCTTAAATTGACTCAAGAAGAAATTGATCAAATAAAAGATCAAATTGAAGCTGAAAAAGCTGATGCCGGTGGTGGAGAACCAGAAGATCAACAATGGGAATTTGATCCATCTGCAAATAAACCAGATTTAAAAATTATATCTGGGTAAAATTTATAAATAGTATAAATATAATAGAGGAATTTATGTCTGATGAAACTACAATTGGTGATATCGTAGCATTATCCGTTAAAGATGATGCGGCAGGAGTAAAATCGGCAATAGGCGATGTACTTCAACAAAAAGTGATGGTATCATTAGAAGGAAAGAAAAAAGATTTCGCAAGCACTTTTTTAAACAAAACGGATACAGACTCGAAAGAGCCGGAAAGTTCAGAGGAAATAGAAGATGGCAGCTGAAACACAAGTACTAGTAAATAACGAAAAAAAATACATTGCAAAATTCTTTTCTGATGCGTCAGAATCAGATGTGAAGAAAGTAGACCTTTCTACACTTGCATGGGCAAAACATACACTTACTTTGTCTGGAGCAGCAACAGAAAACTTCAAAATAGGTGAATGTATTTCAACTGCCGCTAACCACTCAGCAGTTGCAGATGGATCAGAATTTTTCATTGTTACAGGATTTACAGCAGGAGCAACCACAGTTGAAGTTGTAGGATGGGATTTTACAAACAAAAAAGCCATCGCAATTTCAGATGCTTGTTCAAATGGAGATAAGATTGTAGGAAGTGTGTCAGGAGTACACACAGAAACAGTAGCAAATAGTGGTAACTTAACAGAACACGATTACAATGTTTTGGTTACTAAGCTAATGTGGACAACAAGTGGTTTACAAGTAGGAATTGAATGGGATGGATCTACTGCAGAAAAATATATAGCAGAATTAGCAGGTAATGGAAGTTGGTCTATGCCTGGAATGGAATGGCCGGGAATTGGGATAAACGCAACAGGCGATTCTGGTAATGTTTTAGGAGACATACAATTCTCTACAGCAGGACATGGTGGAACAGATTCATATACAGTCATAATGGAATTAAAGAAACAGGCGCCAGGATATGATGTTCCAAACTACGAAGAAAATGCAAGATTGGGATTCCCAGTTGATTTTAAATTAGGTAATTTCACATAATAGGAGAGATATGAAGTTAATTTGCGAACAATTAGATAATGTAGAATTTATATGTGAAGATACCAAAAAAGGAAAGAATTATTTTATCGAAGGTGTTTTTATGCAAGCCAATGTGAAAAATCGCAATGGTAGATTATATCCTAAAGCTATTTTACAAAAAGAAGCTAAGAGATATGAACAAAATTACATAAAACAATCTAGAGCTTTTGGAGAATTAGGACATCCAGAAGGACCTACAGTTAATCTAGAAAGAGTTTCCCATTTAATTCAATCACTTGATGAAGATGGAGACAATTTTGTAGGTCGAGCAAAGATTATGGATACGCCTTATGGTAAAATTGTAAAGAACCTTATCGATGAGGGTGCCCGATTGGGTGTCTCATCCAGAGGAATGGGCTCCTTAAAGCCTATAGGTCAGAATTGTAGTCATGTACAAGATGATTTCTATCTTGCAACAGCTGCAGATATTGTGGCCGATCCTTCCGCTCCAGCGGCATTTGTCAATGGTATTATGGAAGGAAAAGAGTGGATATGGGATAATGGTATTCTAGATGAACGCCACGTAGCCCGCATCGAAAAACAAATAAAAATAACTAGTCAAAAGCAATTAGATGAAGTTCAGATAAAAGCCTTTGATCAGTTTATGTCAAGTTTATAAGTTTACTAAATAATAACAACAGTAAACACCTAAATTAACGGATATAGGAGATTTAAATGTCTGAAGAAATTTTGGAAGGACAAGAGTCTGAAGAACAGAGTGTTGAGGAAACCGAAGAGTCTTCAGATGTTCAAATTCAAGCAGAAGCCAAAACTAAAGCTTCTGTGACAAAAGAAGAAGAAGATTCTGAAGAAGAAGATGAAGAGGAAGTAGAAGAAAGTAAAGCTTCCGTTAAAAAAGAAGAAGAGGAAGAAGGAGAAGAAGAGGATGAAGAGGAAGAAGAGCCCGCTGCAGAATCTATTCAAATTCCTAAGACTAAAAATCAAATGTTGAAAAACATTTATGATGAAGTCAATAAAATGTTAAAATCGGATCTTTCAACTAAATACGAATCCATCTTAAGTGCTACTAAAACAGTAGTAAAAGAGGAAGAAGTTAAAGAAGAAGCTGAAACAACAAAAATTCAAGCTGTTACACCTCAAGAAATAGCCACACCTAACGTTGAAGATGATGTAGAAGCGTTAGTTGCTGGAGAAGAGGGACTTTCAGAAGAATTTAAAAAGAAAGCATCTACAATTTTTGAAGCTGCAGTTCATGCAAAAGTCGTTGACGAAGTTAATGTACGTATGGAAGAGCAACAAAAAGAAATGGAAGCTGGTAAAGAAGAATTCCAGAAAGAACTTACTGAAAAAGTTGATGGATATCTCACTTATGTTGTTGAAGAGTGGATGAAAGAAAATGAATTAGCAATCGAAAGAGGAATTCGTTCCGAATTGGTTGAAGATTTCATGTCCGGACTTAAAACTCTGTTTACAGAACATTATATTGATCTTCCTGAAGAGAAAGTTGACATGGTTGACGACTTATTCACAAAAGTTGAAGAACTTGAAGGCTCTCTAGATGAAGAGATCAATCGTGGAGTAGAACTCCAAAAAGAATTGGCCCAGTTCAAAAAAGAAGATGCATTAAAAGAGGCAACTAAAGATTTAGCCGATACTGATTCGGAAAAAATCGCAAAGTTGGCTGAAGGTATTGAATTTGAGAACACGGAGCAATACATTGAAAAGTTAAGCGTCCTCAAGGAAAGTTATTTTCCTAAGTCAGAAGCAGTGACCTCAGAAATTACTGAAACTGATGAAAACATTGAGGTATCTGCAGAAGAATCTACAGAGAAGCTTGATGAATCTATGCAACATTATACATCAGCGATTCGTCGCTATAATTCTTAATAAACCTATAGGAGAAAAAAATGTACCTAGCTGAAGACCTTCAGAAAAAATGGGGTCCGGTCCTAGAGCATGATGACCTTCCTAAAATTAAAGACAACTATCGTAAGGCTGTCACTGCTGTTCTCTTGGAAAACCAAGAATCTGCAATGAAAGAAGAAGCCGGAAATGGTGGGACTTTGTTTGAGGCAGCTCATGCTAACAAGACTGGCGGTAATATTGATACCGTTGATCCTGTTTTAATTTCTTTGGTTCGTAGAGCTATGCCTAATCTCATCGCCTATGATGTTTGTGGAGTTCAACCAATGACTGGTCCTACCGGACTGATCTTTGCTATGAAGTCACACGTTACATCTCAGGCTGGTGTTGAAGCAGCAGACTCTGGCGAAGCCGACACTAGCTTAAGTGGTAAAGGAACACATTCCGCTAATAGCAACCCAGCACATGCCAGTATGACTACTGGTACTGGTCAAACCACAGCAGAACAAGAAGCTGATGTTACTATTACTGAAATGGCATTTGCCATCGACAAAGTGACAGTAACTGCACAGTCAAGAGCTCTGAAAGCCGAGTATACAACTGAACTCGCTCAAGACCTCAAGGCCGTTCATGGTTTGGATGCAGAAACGGAATTGTCAAACATTCTGTCAAGTGAAATCTTGGCTGAAATTAACCGTGAAGTTATGAGAACTATCTACACCAACGCAAAAACTGGTGCAGCTCATAACACCACAACTGCAGGAACTTTTGATCTTGACACAGACTCTAACGGTCGTTGGTCAGTTGAGAAGTTCAAAGGCTTGATGTTCCAGATTGAACGTGAAGCAAACGCAATTGCTAAAGATACTCGCCGAGGAAAAGGTAATGTTCTCATTACATCCTCAGATGTAGCATCAGCATTGGCAATGGCTGGTCAACTTTCCGGAGCACCTTCTGGAAACGCATTTGATCCAGACGATACAGGTTCAACTATGGTTGGAACTCTGAATGGTCGTTTCAAAGTTTATGTTGATCCATATGCACCATCCGCTGCAACTAACTATTTCACAGTTGGTTACAAAGGTTCATCCGCATATGACGCAGGACTGTTCTACTGTCCTTACGTTCCGTTGCAGATGGTTCGTGCAGTTGGTGAGAATTCATTCCAGCCTAAGATTGGTTTCAAGACACGTTATGGTCTCGTTTCTAATCCTTTCGCGAATGACACAGGTTCTGCCAATAACGGCGCAGGATCCGGTGCACTCACAGCTAACGCTAACCGCTACTATCGCCACGTTATCGTTGCAAACCTCATGTAATTCCGATTACACGGGAATAAAGAAGGGTGGGCTTTTTAGTCCACCCTTTTTTTGTGCTTACTAAATAGTAGTATA